ACTACTGGAACAACTGGACCTACAGGTGATTTTGGACCTACTGGTCCAACTGGAAATACTGGTGCAACAGGTGATACTGGACCTATTGGATTAAAAGGAGCAGATGGAATAAATAGCGGCGGGTTAATTCTGTATTTAGATTTCAATGAAAATACAGACCCTACTGTAAATAAATTATCTGTCTCTGATATTTCTAATATTATTGGTATACCATTGAATTCACCTACTGCAATTACGTATAATGGAAGTGGTACCATACCCACACCACCAAATGGTTATATAAGTAATATGGTGTTAGAACCCAATTTAACATTACCTCAAATGGATGTATTATTTACCATTCCAAGTTCTCCATACAGTTCGGTTATTTCTCAATTTGCTATTTATATAAATAATTTAACCAATATTTTAAACTATGCAAATTATATTCCACCAGGAACATGGGATTTAAACATATATACCAAAGCAAATACAAATAGTGATAATTTCCATATAGGAATACAATTTTATCTGTTAGCAAGAAATGCAACTACACTCACTTATACTAATTTGGTTCCAACCGGTTCTGATATAGAATATATTAATCAAGCCCTATTCAAAGAAAAAATAGTTGTGTCTATGTATATTGATTATGTTATAGCACTTGAAGATTATGATTTAATTGAAGTGGTTATTGTCGCAAACAATAACAATACAAATGATAGAAGTGCAAATGTTTATTTCCAAAGTGCATATAGTTATTCACATATTCATACATCGTTTGTTTCATACGGACCAACTGGACCAACTGGACAAAGAGGATACACTGGATTTACTGGGTGTACTGGTCCTATAGGTCCAATTGGTACAGGACCAACAGGTCCTACTGGTCCATCAGGTTCTACTGGTCCATCAGGTTCTACTGGTCCATCGGGTTCTACTGGTTTTACTGGTTCAACTGGTCCATCCGGTTCTACTGGTCCATCGGGTTCTACTGGTCCATCGGGTTCTACTGGTTTTACTGGTTCAACTGGTCCATCCGGTTCTACTGGTCCATCGGGTTCTACTGGTTCTACCGGTTCTACTGGTCCATCGGGTTCTACTGGTCCGAGTGGTTCTACTGGACCAACTGGACCCATTGGACCGATTGGTACAGGTTCTACAGGATTCACTGGTCCTACAGGTCCAAATGGTGTCGGAACCACCGGTTTCACTGGTGATACTGGTCCCACGGGTCCAATCGGTTTGAGAGGATTTACTGGTTTTACAGGTCCTACCGGTCCAAATGGAGTTGGAACTACTGGTTTTACTGGTTTTACCGGTCCTACTGGTCCCATTGGTCCAATTGGTACTGGTTCAACTGGATTTACTGGTTTTACGGGTCCTACCGGTCCAAATGGAGTTGGAACTACTGGTTTTACAGGTCCAACAGGTCCATTTGGAACAGCTGGTTCCACTGGTTTTACCGGTCATACAGGTCCGATAGGACCTACCGGTCCTCCTTCTAATTTTATTGGAAGTTTAATATTAACACAAGGACCAAGTATAAATGTAAATGCAAGTCAAGTAGGAGGTGTTATTAACAATTATGATATTACTGATGGTTTTTCATTTTATGTAGCAATCAATGCATTAACAAATACAAATGTAAATGGATTTGCTGGAGGTATAATTGGAAGAATATTAATAATTCTCAATAATTCAAGTAAAAATTTAACATTTTTTGAAGAAAATGCGGGTTCGACTGCTACTAATCGATTTTCGATTGGTGTATCTAACAAAACAATTAATACAAATCAAACAATTATGTTTATCTATGCAACAGTAGCTGCTGGAAACCGATGGACTATGATTTCCAGTACATAAAAAATAAATGATAAATGGATTATATCATACAGAACATTCTACTGTAGGTTCAAGATAAATATGTGTAGGAATATTCGAAATCTCTGAAATTTCACTTATTTTACTTGTTTGAGAACTATCGATTGTAGATATTGTTGTATCACTATCTTCATCGTCACTCAAATGTATTCCTCTATGAAATCGTTTTCCAACGGAGCATACACACCATGACAATATACACATGATAATCATACAAACACTCGTGAATCCATATATGGAACTATTTATTGCATCATTGAGACAATATAATAAGATTGCAAAAAATGCCAAAATATTTCCTGTAATACATAACCACCACCAAACCGTTTTATAGAAAAATATACAATTCATTTTTATACGACTGAGAACATTTGTATAAAATAATATCAATTTTGTATTTATCCAGTATCTAACAAATGATTTTATTTGGAAATTATATAAAAAATATACGTGTAATATACGAAGGAGAGACCTGATGTTCAAAACTATATTACTTACTGTTTCTTTTTTACGCGCGTTATGTGAACCCACACTTCGTGGTAGACAACTCACTGATTTAAATGAACTCAATAACGAATATGAATGGAAAGAATTTTCTCATTTCCAGGAAAAATTTAGTAAAAGATATTCCAATTTGGAAGAATTAGAAAAAAGATTCAAAATTTTCCGTGAAAATTTGCGTGATGTTATCATGCACAACTTGGACCCATCCCAAAATTTCACTATGGGCATCAACCAATTTTCAGATTTGACTTCCGAGGAATTTAAATTCACCTATGTAAGAAATGCGTTCCAAAAACAGCCACTTGGGTCATTTGGTTGCAAACCCTTTTCATCCAGCGCTGCCGGAGCTCCGAAGGAAATCGACTGGCGTGATTTCAATGCGGTTAACCCGATAAGAGACCAAGGTCAATGTGGGTCTTGTTGGGCATTTGCTACTACAGCTAATGCAGAATCTGTATGGGCAATTCAAAAAGGAGAGCTATTGGATTTATCCGAAGAATTTTTGGTCGACTGTGCATCTGGTATGGGATATTTCAATATGGGATGCAATGGTGGAACACCAGATTCTGCATTCAAATACATGATAAACAATGGACAATGTTATGAAGAGCAATATCCATATACTTCTGGTGTAACAAAAACTGCCGGAAAATGCCATACATGCACACCAGCACCGGTTAAATTCTCTGGGTGTTTAGATGTTGCCCCGAATGACCAAATTTCATTGAAAGGTGCTGTTGCAATCAATCCAGTGGCGGTTGCCATTGAAGCCGACACACGATATTTCCAATCTTATTCCAGTGGAATCTTAGATTCTCCACAGTGTGGAACCACACTTGACCATGCCGTTGAAATTATCGGATATGGAACTGATAATGGTATTGATTATTGGAATGTGCGTAATAGTTGGGGAACATCTTGGGGAGAATCTGGATATTTCCGTGTGAAACGTACTTCTTCCACCGATGATATTGGAATCTGTGGGATTGCTGCTGAACCCAGTTTCCTGGTCGTGTAAACATCATAATTACACAACATAATCATATAGTAAAATTTATTCTGTAAGATAATCTCACAGAATAAATTTATCAAAGTCTATCATTCTATCAACCGATTGCATTTGTAATAGATTCATGTATGATATCTTTTATTGGCATCTTGTGTATATTTGCAGTTAATTGACCCGGATGTATACGATACATAACAAGAACATCTGATACATTATATAACACATCATATTTTTTAAGCAATCGAACCAACAAATCATAATCTTCACAAATATATAGGATTCGTGGATTGTCTAATCGATATCCACCAACACTTTCAACTGCAGATTTACGATAACATACTGTCGGATTGTTCATGAACCATTCCGGTCTTGTTTTATGAATTTCATCCCAAGTTATTTTCAATGGATGTGTAGTTGTTCTCATCACTATTTTTTTGGAAGAATCCGTACGAAACATTTGTATGTTTGCCCCACACAAACAAGCATCTGGATGTTTTCGCATGAAATCGATTTGTACCGACATTCGGTTTGGCATCATGATATCATCCGAATCCATCTTGAAAATAATATCGGATGTACATAATGCAAGTCCAATATTCGACGAAAATGCAGTTCCATGGTTTGCTGCGTTTTCTTTGTAAATGACTCGTGTAAATCGAGAAGTAGTCCGAAAATAATCTAATTCTTTTTTAAGTAAACTCGTATTTTCCGAAGAAGACCCATCATTCACCCACACTAATTCAATTCCAAAATATCCTGTTTGATTTTTAATAGAGTTTAAACATTCACGAACATATCCAGGATTCGTGTTATAACTTGTTACCAAAACAGAATACCATTCACCCGAAGGGGGGCAAGAAAATTCGGCAGGTAATATAACAGAATTCATTGTATCATAACTATTGTTGGAAGTTCCCCATTCTTGGTATCCATATACCTTCTTGTGTCCAGTATATTTTAATCCCGTAAAATGGTTCGGTAAAAACATATAACTCGGAAACACCGTGAAATCCTTGTATTTTCCGGTATCCAACATACGTGTCAATAAACCGGGTCCCACACTATACCATGCACGTGTTTCATGAATCAATCGTTTAGCTTCTTCACTGGTACGCATCCATTGTATAATATCATAACACAATGGATGTCCGGGAATAAAGCCCATAGTACCAGTCGCTACCAATCCTGCACGAATGTTCTCGTTTTCAAACGTCGCAAACGCGGTTGCATTTTCAAAAACAAAATCAAACGGTTCAATACAAATAGAATCGGCATCTACGAAATATCCGCCATATTTATACAATATTTCCCACCGCAGAATATCCGCTTGTCCATTGATTTCTTTCATCCATTGCAAGGGTTCTTGACATTCTGTTTGAAAACCTCGTTGAATCAATTCGCGTTCATCCCACAGAATATATTCAAAATCTGGATGTTTTTCTTTCCAGGTTCTCATTAAATTAGTGGGTGCGGGTTTAGGACCTATCCAAATTTGATGCAGTATTTTGGGAATCATACTTAGAAAATAATAAAAATTACCATTTATATAATTTTATTATTTTCTCTGTAATACCAATGTAAATATATGTATAATATATATAATATTATGAATAATAACTTTGTTGTAGAAAATATTATATTTGTTGATTTTGTAATTATGAACAGTCAATGTTGCCTTTGTTGAAATTTACAATTTCCATTATATAATAGATTTATTGAAACAAGTAATACGAGTGCGTAATTTATGTATACATATAATCGAAGAATTAGAAATAGATTTTACAAATATAATAAATGCATATGGTGGAATATAATATAACAAAAACTATTCAAACACACATATTGTTTTCACTAAAACCATTTAGATTCTCTATTTGTCATATTTATCGTATTGTACATGTGTGTAATATTCTTATGTATTTCTAACATATTATTGGTATCAGAATTACTATAAATCAAATTTTTCTGAAAATTAGAAGATTCAACTACGCGAATTCGTAAGTGATTATATGTATTATGTTGTAAAGTATTATTTATAGTGATTTGTTTGAGTTTGGTATCATTCTCATCACTGTCATCATCTTCATTATTATCGCCAATAAAAATACGACCCATGACACATTGCAAAGTCAAAATCACCGTCAAATTCATCCGCTACATTTCTTTGTGACAATTTGTTTGATTTTTTTTCAAAATTTTTCGCAAGCATAGTTTTATTATTCATAAATATATAATATACAAAGATTTTATAATTTGTATATTATTTACCATAACATAATCACTAATATTCAATGATTTTGTAAGTAATTCCCACATCGTGGTGGTTCTCCCAAATCCCAGAAATTTTTATATAAAAAAGAGGACTCCTTGATTTTTCAGTAAAACAATCCTCCTTATAAAATTTAACCGAGCCACACTGCAATTGATTCTTCAAATTATATAACGGACTTTTATTAATACCATAAAAATGGATATAATAATCCAATAACCGTTTTTCAATCATATATAGATTCTGTATGAACTCTTTATTATCGTGGTGAAAATGCAATATATTCAAATTGTTGTTAATTTTATTCATACCACTAATTTTTACAGGAAAATCAAAATATAAACCATTCATCGTAACAAAATCATTGGAAAAAATGATTTTGGTGAAAAAACCATCCATGATGATGTTTTGTTTTTTGTCTAAAAAAAATATTTTTTCTAAATGAAAATCATGAGTATTCAATAATAAATTCATTCTGTTTGATTTCTTCTCTAAGTTCTCATTTGTTTTGTTTCTAATTCTTTTGTCTTTTTTTTATTTTTTAGGTTTGGTTGTTTCTTTGGTAGATGAATGAGTAGGTGTCGGTTTTACATCTTCAGTTGATTCTTCTGATTCATCTAATGGTTTGGTAGTAGCAGTTGGTGTTACGGAAGGAGTAGTAGAAGATGGTGTTGCTTTTGGTTTTTTGGTTTCCATTCCTTCACGAACAAATAGATTAGAAAGAAGGATGACTAAATAAAAAACAAAAAGAGCGACTAAAACAATTGTTTTTAGGTTTAATTTCGATAATTTCATACAGGAATATATATAATATATATATAAAATATAAATTATGGCTTCAAATAATAAATATCCTGTTGGATTTCCAATAAAAACTATGCCATGGAAAGGAAGTACATTTTATCAAGTTATTTCCAGTATACAATTAAACAATGGAATCAGTCAAACACTCAGTCTTCATCAAATGCGCAAACCTCTTCCTTTAAAAATTTACCGCAGAGAACTACAAACACAATCTGTTTGTAATCCACGAATTTCCACTAAAATAGATGACATGGAAGTTCCTGGAAGTTCAATTGTGTCGACTAGTAAAAAATCGTGTCTTTCAAATAGTTTAGTAAATACAATCGATGTAAATCTAACCACCTTGTCTGCTGAAAATGGAGCATGCAATACTCCAGACAATTGTTTTTCACCAGCGTATAATGCAAGAAAGCGTGTTCGCAGTGCTGGTATGATACCTAAAAAATACAATACTAACCGCAATAATGACACTTATAATACCAGTACCCAACAATATTTAGTATCTCGAAATAGAAGTATCAAACAGAATGAATTCAACTATATTCGCAAAGGAGATTCAGGAATGGTTCCAGGTCCAGGATTAGCTGCGTCTAACGTATATTCTCCTGCTGGATTAAGTCATTGTCGTCAACCAATGGTATCTTCTGCAAATGATAACAATACATTTCAGTATACTTGGGTAGATGGAACAAATTATTCTGTGACAATTCCAGATGGTTTGTATGATGTCGCAAATTTAACTCGAGCATTTCAACTTATACAAATCGCAAATAAAACATATTTTATACGTCCGAATGGTTCTTTTGTGTTTTTATTAGGATTCAGTTATGATAACAACAATCAATCAATTGTCATGATTACGAATGTAATGAGCCAAGCACAATATACAGCAAACAGTTATAGTATTCCTGCTGGTGCTTCATGGACCTATGCAGGATTACCTGCAACCGACCCACTTCCTGGGTCCATATCGCCTTTTCCCACACCTACTTCTGGGGCAACCTTTATAACTGTTCCGGATACATATTTCGCAGATTTGATTGGATTTGCACCGGGTACCTATTATAATGGTATCAATGAAACCTCCTTCGCCGGAGAAATCCTACCCAACTACGTACCTTTGTATTTCAAACCGAATAATGCAAGTTTTGCTGTACAGGGCGCAGTAGATGCAAGCACACGTATTCATCGACTTAAATATGAAACTATTACAGACAGTGCGAACTCATTGCGCGCAGCATATGGTGATGCAACTGCAAATGCTCTTGCTTATGGTGTTTCTGAACAAGGATATACAGAAAAAACGGTGGTTGGTGACAAACCCAAATACACTCCTGTTATCAATCCATTGAATGGACAAATCTGTAAACGACGTTTTATTTATAGACCGCGTTAAAAACTCATCTACAAAATAAATTCTGGTCGAATGAATATAGATATTATAATAATAATAACATAGTTGTTGTTAGTATTATATGTCCTTTTATTTATTGCCGAGGGCTCCATTATACATATATAAAAATATTCAATATAGTGAAACAAGCGAACCACCAACAAACGTGATATCGCAATCACTCTGTCATTATTTATATAATATTAAACGGAAAATAACAGATAGAGAAAAACAATGGGACGTATTCAAAAAATACACTAATCCATATGAATATATTCATACAGTAGTTCCTTTGAAAAAAAAATCAGTTTCTAAACACAAACCCCTTTCACGGTCGTATTTTAAAATGATTGAAATAATCAATACCTTTTCAATATTATCTGTTGGTCCTTCTATTCATTTTATTACTCCCACACATGCAAATACAACTCCACATACACCTCCTATTCATACATTTCATTTGGCAGAAGGACCTGGAGGATTCATAGAAGCAATTGTACGCATGCGTAATTGTAAAGAAGATAAATATATTGGAATGACACTGTTAGACACCGAGAATGATTATAATATTCCAGCATGGAAAAAAAGTGAAATGTTTTTAAAATCAAACCCAAATGTCATGTTAGAAAACGGTGTGGACAATACAGGAAATATACTGACTCTGGAAAATTTCAATCACGTTGTCAAAAAATACCATTCTAAAATGGACATTATTACAGGAGATGGTGGCTTTGATTTTTCCATGGATTTTAATCAACAGGAAATATTAATCGGGAGGTTACTGTTTGCCCAAATTGCATATGCACTCTGTTTGCAAAAACGCGGTGGAAAATTTATTCTTAAAATATTCGATAGTTTTATGCAGCACACATTGGATTTAATTTACATATTGACGTGTTTTTATGAAAGAGTATATATCATGAAACCACATACAAGTAGATATGCTAATTCCGAGAAATATATTGTTTGTATTGGATTTTTACACGGAAATCATACAGAATTCTATCCATTTTTAAATGAATGTTTTAAAAAAATGGTTATGAATACCGACGCTTACCCTTTACGGTTCTTAAACTTGACCATACCGCAATTGTTTATTAAAAAAATAGAAGAATACAATGCTATATTCGGACAGAAACAAATCCAAAATATCTATTATACATTGTCATTAATTGAAAATAAAATCAAACATGATAAAATTGAGCATTTGATAAAAACAAATATTCAAAAGTCGATGAATTGGTGTGCAAAATATAATATACCACACCATATTTTAAATACGCCTACAAATATATTTACGGGTAATAGCAGTTCAGTCGCGGTGGAAGAAGATAAATAAGAAAAACCTTTGTGAAAATAAATAATTGTAAAAATAATTATAAGTAGTCATTGATAATAAAAATTAGTACATTTATTCATTTAATTTACATAATACACCTGTAATATGTAAATTAGAAATAGAACAGTTTAGATAAGATAAAAATAAGATAAAAATAAGATAAAAAAATAATAAAAATAAACTTACCTGAATAATCTGAACAAACGGGTCTTGATGTCTTCGAGGGCGCCCACAGGTCTTACCGGGATTTGAACCCAGGATGCCAGATTCAAAGTCTGGAGTGCTAACCACTACACTATAAGACCACCAATATATATCACTGTTATTTCTTTATATTGTTTCTGTATTTTTATTATTTTTGTAATTATTCAGATTATTTATACATTTTATAGCATATTGTATTCTCGTTTCATTATCTTTATTATACTTACTCACTCTATGTATTAAGGTATCCACTTCATTTTTATTCTTAGAAATGAATTCATTGAAATCGGGTCTTTGTTTCAATTCATCAAATATATCAGAAGATACCAATCCGTTCGACATTGTTTTGTTTGAAATATAATATGAGACTTGTTCTTGGATTTTACGACATCTTTCCTGTTCAAATTTGGTATATTCTTCGATAGAAATATTGTATTGTTTCAAAATTTCATGAATACAGACAATATCTATATTATACAACCGCAACCAAAATAAATACAACATGATGACCGTCTTTTTATTTTCATATTGTTGTTTTACCATTTTGCGCATTTCCCCTACAGATATTTTTTTGTAGGATAAACCATGTAATATATTATATTGTTCTTCGTTCGTTTGGGAGTGATTTCGATGTTGAGATGAAGATGCAATATACTGTTTTATTTTTTGTAGTGTAATCATAAAATACTTTTTATGATATGATTTAAACCAAATTGTTTCAATTTTATGATAAATAATGACGTAATCATCTTATAGTATAGATTCTATTTCTTTTTTCTGTAATTTCACTCGTATTTTTGTCTTTTTAATTTCTCCTTGAACAGCTGGTCGTTTTTTTATAGTTTTTTTCCATTCTTCTTCAATTTCAGACATTTCTATGGGTGTTTCGATACCTTCCATTACATCTGATTTCAACAATATTTTGGAGATTTTCTTAGCATCTACTTGTGTGGTCTTTTTGAATACAAAATACCGATTTAAAAACGAAATTTCTTTTTCACTTTGTGTCATATAAGGCGCATCTTTATAATTTACCGCAGTCCGTTTATCCAATTGAATATCTTTCTTCATACTATCAAACAATTCAGAAAAGAGTCCACTGTTTGCAGGCAATCCAAATTGTTTGGCTTCATCTAATGTAATCAATGTGAATCCATAATGTCCCATCATTTCTGTCAAATAGGTAAAATGTACCAAGTACTCACGAACCACTTGATTAATACTTTCTTGATATACATCTATGGCATATCCAACAGAAGTATTATCAGCAGGAAACCCACCATCATGATACTGTTTGATAATCTCGCAAATTTTTACTTGTCTTCCATTCTTATCTTTTATCATAAATGTTTTACTTTCCCCTATCGATTTTTTTTGTAACATTTTGAAAATAGACATACCGTCATAACAGGTTCCAATGAAATAACCATTTATCTTAGTACATTCCGCTAAATTTCGCAAAAATCCATGCAATTTTATATTATTTTCAAAGAAATAGTGAATCGCAAACTGACAAGAACTAATATGAAACCCAAATTCTCCTACACCATACCATTTTACGGTTCCTTTACCCAAAATCGTTTCATCTTTGGGTCCTTTTCCAAATACAGCATTCGTTACCATCTTATCTTTACTGTTAGTATCACCTGGAAATGCATTCAACTCTCGTATATTCAGTCCACTGTCGCCGACTACAAACAATGCCCCTGGAATAGAATGGTCATCACGACGCATATTCAGATATCTGGCACAAGCCCCACGTTTGTTATTATGAATATTTGAATAAGCAATATCAATACCAAACACAAACGATAATTTCGAAGCAATCCATTTTGATAAATCTCCCGCCATTCCTACAGCATAATCAATGAGTGTATTTCCTGGATGAGCAATTTTGGTAATCAATTTACGTTTTACATACAGATTATGAAAATCACGTAATCCCTGTGTATTGTTCTCCACATTTCCCTTGTAATAGACACCTTCTTCTTCTACAAATTCTGGAATATCTCCTGTAATTAACATATCAGAGGTGACCGGATAATGAATCGATTTCCAGTTACTATTAGCAACACGATAAGAATTTCCAAACTGTTTTTCTCCGTTTCTTAGTTTCTGAGTTTTATCATGTCTGACACGCAATGGTACCCAACGCATATCCACGGGAAGTTTCATGTCGTAACGAAATTCAACAATCGTAAAATCTTCGAAATAATCGCCTTCTTCAGACAACATAAATGCGTTCATGCCATCACTCTTCAATTTAATTTTTGTTATATATGCATTCGCATCATATGGGTCTGATGGACGAAACAATTCCGGACGATAGTCGCGACGTCTTTCATTGGACGATAATCTGGTAAGAGGCGGTGGAATATTATCATCTAAAATACTTTGGTATGGATTCAAATATCCATCGTCCTTTTCATTGTATCCACACATAAGTTCCAGTGTTTTATATTGTTCAATGGCTTTGGCGCTGGTAAGGTCAGTACCTTCGGGCATAATATGTAATATTTCATCTTTACCTGTACGGTCTTTTTTAACGGTTACCAAGAAATCCACTGTATTTTGTTCGACAGGTTTCCATTTAAAAGAGAGTTCCCAAGTAGCATTTGTAAGAGGACCGATTAGACCAGGCGCAGAGCCACCGACTGCAACATTTGATGGGGTAAAGATTAACCCATCTGTATGATATGAAAATAATCCGTCATTGATTTTATTTAGAATATTCATACAGCATTCAAATATTGTTTTGTTTTCAGAAGTCATTTCAAAATGTTTGGATTGAATAATGAGAGAACATGTTTTTTCAAATTGCGGTTTTACTGGAGAAATAGCACCCGTTTCATGATTCACCCAGACACTTTCACCAGTTTTTGCATCTTTTTTTTCTTTCCAAGTAGGTGCAGATACAACCGAAGTAGGTTTCATTGCTTGAATCACCTCCTGTAAAGCTAATAAACGATAATCTGCAGGTAATGCATTTGGGTCAGATGTACAAAACAACTTTTTACGAAAATTCTTGCCGTGGATGAAATAAGCATCAAATGCAGCATACATGTAATAGGGTCGTCCGATTTTGTCATATTTAATATGTTCGCCATCCAAAATAGTATTATAAATCGTTTTTTCATCTGTTTTCATTCCAGTAAATTCCACATTGAAATTGCTATCCAACAGATAAATTCGTCCATTGTCATGAATATATAAGAGTTTACGTTCTCCATCGGCTTTGTCAGTAACCGTATAATTTTCGAGAACATTTCCCAGAGTAGACCCATCTTTTTTGGGAAGAATATTTTCTCGTTGAAGAGTAATTGAACTGGGTCCAATAAACACGAAATTTTTGAAAAATTCAGATTTGTTATTGAAATTAATTTTTCGACGTGGTTCGGTAGTATCGGATGTTTTTTCTTTTTCTTCTCCGCCCATTCCAATTTCTCTCACCACATTCATGTACCCATACAAAATTTCATCACGTTCTGTAAAGGATATAGGATAATTGCATTTTTGAATACCACACAAAACAATACGAATAACTGTACGTAACATATTCATCACTTTTTCAGGTGTGTCATACAATGTATGTCCTATTCCAATTCTTGAATTATCCAATTCCAATTCAATTTCATATGTTTCTGTGTTTTCAAATACTCCAGCTTCTTGAATCGTGTATGTTGGAACTGCCACATTCGTTCCTCCGCGTTTGAATTCGTGTTCATCTCCTCCTTCCATACCGGTTGCACTGCCGGAGCCACCTACACCACCCTTCGCAAATTTTTTAGAAGAGCGTACAATACTTAAATCAGCAAACACTGGAAAATCAGGATGCGAAAATCTCACACGGTTCATCATACGAAACGTTTTTTTACGGTCGGACCATGTGTCAATGACTTTTTTAATGAAAGGCACTTTGGTATGAAATATTTGTTCATATTGATAAGACACACGAAAATTCATATCAAACATATCAACTGGACGTTGCCACTCTCCCTTTGGATTTTTAGTAGAACTTTTTTGTGTAAATTGAATTTTGTTGGAAAAATTGGAGGGCATGTCAATGATTCTTTGAATACTATTGGTTCGACAATATTCTTGGATTAAATCTACTCCAACCACCTCAGCACGTATATTGGACATTTTCATTTTACCAGTTTTTTCCAAGTTTTCATTTGTAAGAGAATCCTGGTAATGAATACGCAACAATTGAGAACCATTTTTATTTTCAGTTGAAAATCCAGAACGTAGTAATTGTTTGACCACATTGTCATAATCGATTTTCGATAATGGTCGAGAACTTTCACTATTTGTTCCAAATCGGATTTCAAATTCCTTAGTTTGGTTTTGTTTGAATATTCCATCCTCTAAATACTGTTTCAGCAATTGATTAAAATTGCTTCTTGCAATATTCATTTGAGCAATTGGATTATATTCTTTTGCAGTTGGGTTCATATGAATAATATATAGTAAAATTATATATTATTTTGAAGTTATAAATCATCCTTCATCAATTTTATATTCTGCCTCCTCGCTATTGCCATACACAATATTCTTGTATTTTGGTATATAAATCCTGTTTTTTTAACGAGCCTTCACCCATTTCCATACCAATTTTTTGAGCAATTTCTTCCAATTCAGATACTTTGTAAGTAGATATGGCACGCAACGGTTTCATATAGCTTTCTAAACATAACATACTGTTTTTTATTGTAGAAATAGTTTCAGTGTCTTCTTCATACATTCTCATTTTATATCTTTTGGCGTATTTATGATGTTTATATAAAACGCACGTCTTTTGTGTGGTTTCTTCGTCATCTGCCAAACAAAATGATAAATACATTTTCTTAGTATCATGAACCAACAGAATATTTACTCTGTAATAAACTACTAAGGCAATGATACCAAGAAAACTAATTTGTTCCTGCATGCCAACCATTTCAGATAATATTTCTTCTGTTTGTGCATTCGTAATTTTGCAATTAGTAGTTTTCAATATTTTTGGACACTTCTTAAAAAAAGCAAAGAGTTTCTGTTTTTCTTCGATTTCATAATTTGCATATTTGGAACCAATCATTAAATAATCGGAATATCCCTTCACAAATGTATACACACACCAAAATAATGTATCTGATTGAGCAGGTTCAAACCATTCCGCATTAGATGTTGATGTAACTGGTTTTTGTATTCTTTCATTTTTTTCAACAAGCACTTTGGGTAATTCGTAATATTTCGGTTCCTCTAATTTCGAGGATTCTTGTACCATATTAATAGAGGTATTATTCGGGATATTTGAAATAGCTGGAAGAGAAAAAGAAGGAACCTTATGTTGGTCAAAAAAATAACATTCCAAAGAAGTTAATTTCTCCAGCGTATCCAAATTATTACAGCAAAATATTTTATTAAATTCTCTGTAATAATCCATCAGAATAAATATATGTATATTGAGTATTCGTTGAACGACTTTATACAATAATTACCATATAAAGCTTTAAATCATTTATAAATATTATTTGTCTGTAAAAAATGTGCTTTTAATGTCTTCTTTTTGTGTCTCAAATGGTTTCAAAGTAATTTCTTCCAGATGTTTTACATAATGAATATAATTACATATCTCATTCACTGTATCTTTTGGTAAAAAACTCATATTGATATAAATACCACTTTTATTTTCATTAATCAAAGATGCCGAAGATTTTTTAATAATTTTTAAAATTTCGATTTGATGATTTTTATTCCAAGATTCAATTGTTTTTTGCATTGTTTCTAAATCCATCGTCATTGCATCCATCTTACAAGTAAAATTAAAAAATATTTATATTGTTTTTATTGTTTGGTTTGTTTTGCCAAATATTTGCGATTGAATTTTTGTTTATGAACGATTTTCAATGGATTTCAAGGTACCAATTGCGCATATATTAGAATCATTTAATTCAAACCGTACCCCAATAATGCTAACAATCAATATAGAATTTTCTACGACTTCTTCAAACAAATGGTTTAAAATATGATGGTCTCTTGCAACAAATACTGTGATAGGTATATTTCCTTTTTTATCAACAACTTCTGCATGAATACCTGCTTTAGTAATGGTCTTACAATTACATTTCACGAGCATTCCTTCAACGGGATGGCATACCATGCATTCAAATGTAGTATGGAATTCAACGGTTCCCAAATTAACTTTTCCAGAAGAATAGGTTAGAATACGAACCGAATCTGGACGAATATATCCTTCGACAATACATTTCCCCTCAGTTTTGGCAACAATCATACGTTCTAAATTCTGTTTGATATTTTTACCGATTTCATTGATAGACAATATTATTTTCATGGACAAAATAGACGGAATATAGGGTTCATGGATTTCACGTGGTTCTACATCTCTTCGGTCTCTTCGTTTTCCAGGAGCAGTAGCACCGGCGCCACCAATAGTACTTTCATCATATACATCAAATACATCGGTGTTTGATATATGTTCATTTTCACTTTGTGGGGTGGATTGGAATGACATCGCTTATTTTATATATCATTACATTTTTATTCTGTTGTTTCTTTCAATTTTATGTAGTATACTACTTCATACAATACGTATATTTACTATTTTCATTTCCAATGTCATTTCCGGACCAAAAAACAGAACACGACTATTTATATCCTGAATATTACCAGTTGCTGCAAAATTTACATGATTCTTCTCTGTTATCCATCGCATCAGTATTTCTAACATAACACATAAATTTGGACGTTCAATCGTAGTATTTTTGTATAACTCAGGTTCATTCAAAATAGCACGAATTTTTTCAATGATTTCTGTTTTATCAGCATTCTCACATTTTGCACCCTTATTATTACGCAATTCACTCATATTCTTTGTTTTAAATACAACTTCTTTATTTTTGAATGGATGCATGAAACCAATATATGTACGATTCACTCGTTCAATTGGAACTGTTATTTTATCTTTTCGAGCTTCTTTGAATAACAATTCATCTGAAAACTCCGACTTCTTCCATCTTATTGCTTTTCCGGATTCATTTGATTCTTCTTCTACGAGAACATACAACTGATTTTTACCCATTTCATGGTCTGACAGAAGAATTCCTCGAACTAATTGTCCATTATCGTCCACCGTAACCAATAAATCATCAAAATACATCTGTATAATAGTACGATAACCGTCTGCTGTAGATGATGCGTTTCCATATATTACTGTAGCGAGTGCCAATTTATCAGACATACCCAAGGTATCTAAAAAGTGAAACACAATATATTTATTAATCAAATCCGCAGGTACATTATGTATATTCATCAATTCTGTAACCATCGGATTCACGCGTTTATACCAATTTGTATCTGCCGTTGAAATAACCAAATCTTTCTGTGAAACCAATGCCATGTTCTGTTTAAGCTGACCTAAGATATTATTATAAGTATCTATCGCCGATTCATCCATAAATGTCTTTGTTGGAGCAATCAATCCGTCTTCATCCACTGTATCTATTCTATCTACTACAGCAATTGCATCACTATCTACCATATTTGCAATGGTTTCAATCGAAGGCGGAGGTGCACCAGTTGATGCCGATAATTTTTTGGGCAATTCCAATTTTAAATTCGTGTGTTTGTAATCCACTGGGAGTTGACGTTCAAACATCGATGCATTTTCATCGGTAATTTCATTGGGTTGAAATACATAATAATCTCCTTTGGTAATCAAATAACCAGAGCGGTCATATTTATCAATAATTTCTTCTGTTTTATTATTCACAAATCGAACAAGAGCATAAAAAATCTGTTGTATTGGATATTTTTTCAAATAATTAATTGATTGTATCAAATGTTCTCGTTTGTATGCCATTCTTTCTCGAAACAAATCACGTATTTTCTTCATAATCACTACCGATGTATTTTTCACAAAGGGTTCTTCATAAGTATTCATTACAACAGGAATTTGGTGTCGATTCTCGCGCGTTGCGCACTGAAAACTACAATTATCCATATAATCGCAAATATCCGTGTAAGGCTTATCACCAATTTTAATACGAACCGTTTTTTCCGGTGGAAAAGAAGATAGATGAATATCTATGTTTTGGTTCTCTAACTTTTCAAATAATTTTTCCTGTGTGAAATTTGTTTGAGCAATATTTAATTGACAATCCACTGCAACCTCTTTCATGAGACGAGTCACACGTCCAATTTGGATTGCTTTTTTCTCCGCAGTACGATACACATATAGGTCAGCCGATTCTTCGTCATTGCCCAACATTGTTCCATGTAAATAAATTTCAGCATTTCTCTCTTCAAATGGGAGCTGACAGTGACTCATATTACGCACAGCCCGTCCAATGATTTGTTCAATTCGATTCATATTATACCAAGGGTCCAACACATGTACTTGCCGAATATTTTTAAAATCTAATCCTTCTGCAGCCGCCTTAGAAATAAGAACAACTTTTACATATTCTCCATTCATGTTTTCCTTTCGTGTAATATATTTGATATCTTCATTGTTATTCTGTGAGAAATCCTTGTCACCCGTAATAATAACGTATTTTGCTGGCATTCCACTACCCGCCAATGGTTGCATGGTCAATGCGTCCACCGGGTCTACACCCGATTTTTTAAACAGATTACGGTTATGTTCCGGGGTAGAAGAATACCTGGAAAATCCAATCGATTCCAGAGCAAGAGCCATCGGAATAATCCCACCATCAATATATTGCGAATAAATCAAAATAATACCCGTAGAAGGTTTCTGTATGATATTACAGATGTTAGATATTTTCGCACTGTATTTATGGATTTCATCGGGTGAAAATATTTTGCCATATTTTTTAAGAATTTCAGGCTTGTATTCAAAATCATATTTGTAGGGAATAGGTGTTTTGACTGCTTTATGATTCATGATATTTGAAAGACCGGTTTTTCCTACAAAAGATTGTATCATTTCCTTCTTTTCAGTGTCGCTCTTTTCAGTCACAATGTTCTCATCATATACATCTAATATTGGATGAGGATATACAATAATAAGTGCTTCTAATGGTAACAATATTAAATTATATCCAACAGATTCCATATTCTCGAAAGTAGGCATGATTTTGGTTTTCCCCCATTTATCTGTAGTGGTCATTTGTTTGAGTTCCAGGTAAGATAAAATATAATGGTAACCTTTTTTCTGATATTCTGCAATAGTATTTGTATAAACGGGAACATGTTGAATAATATCTTCTTCAGCAATAGGCATTTGATTAAGTTGTTTTGTAGGATAAGATACGCTGGATAATGTATGCTCAGGGTCAAATGTATCCGGATAAATACGATAAGGAAATTCATATGGATTTTCTCCGCGTACATAGGAAATATACCCTGTAAGTTTTCGTTTTAATAGTTCTCTACCACCTTCAGATGAACGTGCACGTCCAGTACCTGGTTCTCGGAAGGTACCATCTGCATTAAATACATCAGTTATTTCGATTTCACCTCGTTTATCATTCACATTTAATAAATTGGTCAGCCAAATAATTTCACTGTAAGAGTTATACATCGGAGTAGCAGATAATAATAACAGACGCATATTATTGCTTTTTTTCGCAATTTCCATTAGTAAGGTCGAGGTCATCTTATTTTTATTAGCTTCGCTGATACGAAGATTGTGAATTTCATCAATAATAATAAGACGATTACTAAAATATTGTTTGATTTTTTTGGTTCGGAGTGCTGCTCTTTCTGCAGGGGTGTAATTTTCAGGAACGTATATTTTTTTATTGATATAATTACCAAATTCACCTTTATCACCCATAAATACATAATACGTATTAATAATTGTACGGATTTGGAAGGATACACGTTCTCTTGAGAGACCGCGTAGCTTTGTAGGATTTATTTCATTCAATAATGCATTTCCTACACAAGTGTTTAAATTCCATTGTCCATCAGGTAAAAGTTCTAATTTACGTTCATCAAACAATTGGAGTCGGAAATTGTCTTGGACATTCGGCGAAGCTACAATGATAATTTTTTTGGTGAAACCAATTTGTTTCATATAGGTTCTCATCTCTTCCGCAATACCAATAGCACTACACGTTTTCCCTGACCCTAAGCCATTGTATAATAGAAGACTGTTATAAGGAGTTTGAAAAGAAAGAAAATTTCGGACAAACAATTGATTGGGCTTCAATTCAAAGGGTAAATTACAGAGTAAATTTGCCTGTTTTCTGATATCTAAAATTTCGCCATCATATGTTGTGTCAGCAAATTCTTGACGTTGAGATATTTTGTAATTGAAATCAGGGTCATCCAATGTTGGGTATAAATAAGTATCAGTTTCAGGTGCAGCAGTTAATAACGCATCATGTTCCAATTTTTCTTTTTTCAAGAGAAATTCATTCTGTTTGTTTTGTCGCTTTGTCAGTTTTGGTTCTTGTTCTTCTTCTATTACTTCCATTGGTATTTCCACGAGTGGTTCTACGGCTGGTTCAGCGGGTGATTCGATGACTGGTTCAGCGACTGGTTCAGCGGGTGATTCGATGACTGGTTCAGCGGGTGATTCGATGACTGGTTCTACGGCTGGTTCTACGGCTGGTTCAGCGGGTGATTCGATGACTTGTTCAGCGACTGGTTCAGCAGGCGGTTCAATGGTTGATTCTTTATCAATAATATTTTTCTTACGGTTACGGAGAGTTTTCTTGTGTTGTTTCATTTCTTCAGTCATAGGAATACATTTCTTTGTTTTTGGGTCTTTACGAGTTCCCGCTGGACATCTCTTTACAATAGGTTCCTCGGTAGGTCTTACAGTACCTATCTCTATAGGCTGCGCAAGCGACGTCTCCTCTGCAGTAGGTTGCTCTATAGGTTCTATCACAGGTATTATGGATTCTATGGAAACGGTTTCCTCACGAGAATTTTTTTTAAGAGAAGTTTTTAATGATTTAGTTTTATTACGCATTGTTTTCTTATGTTGTTTCATTTCTTCCGTCATTGGAATACATAGTCCGGTTTTAGGGTCTTTTCGGGTTCCCGTAGGACATCTTGTTTTTTTGGGATTTGGATTTGAAATGGGAATGGTGTCAGTGTATGTTTCCATTACAAATTATTTATATCTTACAATAGGTAGATATAAATTTCTATGTTGATTTGTAGGCGTTCAGACAATTATAAATATCACAAATCAATTTCTTTTTTTCTAAATTATAATCACGAATACATTTTAACGCTTCATCGTATGTTTTCCATTCTAATTTACTCACTTCATTTTTGTCATACTGTTTTTTTTCAAGAAAGTGTGCGTCTTCTATTTTCATTACATAGTATTTGTGTTTGTATGACTTGTAATTCGAACCAATAAAAATTTCTTCATACTGTTGAATATTATTAATGTTTTGTAAATATTTTTTAGAATATCCAGTTTCTTCTGTAAACTCACGTACTGCACAATCAACGTCCTTTTCAAAATAATTTCGTCGACCTTTTGGGAATCCCCATTCAGGTTCATCCCACATTGTATCATTTTTCATAGATTCTTCAATCATATCTTTTAACGTATAAGACCGACTCTGCATCATGACACCAAATGTCAACGTATTAAATTTATTCCGCGAGTTCTCTTCCTCGATTTTATATTGTTGCGAAATCGTCTGATTACTCCATAAATTTTTCCACAAGGTATCAAAGTCATTCTGTAATAAACTTTCTTTTTCATACAATGTCATTTCTTTTATTAAATTCAGTATGTATTCACGGTCATAAATCGAATATTTGCCTCGCATAAAATCCATAAATCCTAAAGTATGTTTTCGTCGAATCATTAGAAATTTTAATTGATTGGTTGTTTTGTCCACAGTAAACGCAACTACACCCATACTAATAATCGGAGTTTTGCATTGATTATATGTATGTCCGGTTTTTCCACAATTACTACAGAAAATATTGTTATTGTCTGTTTTGTCTGTCCGTTCCATCCAGTTTATTTGTTATACAGTCAAATGATAAGAATATAATCCATTCTTTCTATATAGTTTATAGCCGGATGCAATTTACAGCCGATACATCAGGTATATCTGCACCATCACATCTTAATAGTAAAACCTCACAATATTCATCTGTGTGGGGACCCCATTATTGGTTTTTTCTCATGACTTTAGCTATGTATTATCCAGAAAATGTGAATCCTGTTACAAAACGCAAATATTATGATTTTATTATCAATCTTCCCATATTTATTCCTGACCCAGAAATGGGCAATACATTTAGTCATCTGTTGGACAAATACCCTGTATCCCCATATTTAGATAATCGCGAATCCTTTTTGAAATGGGTTCATTTCATTCATAACAAAATAAATCACATGCTCGGAAAAGAAGAAATCTCTTACTCAGAAGCCATACAAAAATATTTATATGAATATACCCCCAAACCAATTTATTTGTCAGACAAAATAAAATGGAAAAAGCACACCATTGTTGCTGTATTTATATTCGTGTGTTTGTTTTTTATTTACATGTTCAGTAGCAATATGTAAGATAATCAAACAAAAATATACATGTATATTAAGAAACCAATGCGTATAGAAATCCTTATATTAGGTATTACAGGACTCATCATTTTCAATTTGTATACCGATGGGAAATATTTGAATATGGCAATGAAATGGACAAAATATTATAAAATGATTGGCATTGCACTTGCTGGATTGTTTCTATGTTATTTAATACGAAAAAACCCATTGAGTGCAGGTACCATGTTGACAACTACAAACGAATATTTAAAATACATGCCACTTGATAAAAACACTTCTAAGATTTTGAATCCTATTCTGGATTTTACCAGCAAACAACAGTTCGGAAAAGAAAATACAAGTCATGTATTACCGGTACAACATTTGCAATTGTCCAACCAAGAACGTAAGTTGATGACATCTGGAAGACCCCCTATTGGAGGTGCTCCTACTGCTACTCCAACTCCAACAAAAGTAAAACGTTCTGTAAGTGAAACCAAGAAGAAATTTGTAGCATCTCGTCAAGGTTGGAAATGTGGAGAATGTCATGAACAATTGAATGCATGGTTTGAAGTCGACCATAAAATTAGATTAGAACATGGAGGAAGTAATCATATTGATAATTTAGTGGCTCTCTGTAGGGAATGTCATGGAAAGAAAACAACCATTGAAAATCTATAAACCGTTATACACGAGTGTAAAACTAAAGAAATGTATGTAAAATATATTTTAGTGAAAATTATATAAAATATTTGACACACATATAGAATGCAAACTATCCTATTTTTAATCATTTATTCTGAAAATGACCCAGTATATATGTTTATGAAAAAAATTATTGAAACTTACATGAATGAAATGTGTCAAAAGTATTCGCTTCTTTATTTCTTTATACAATTTAACGAAGATATCAATAATACGGATGAATTAAAAGTAACACAAACAGATAATATTTTGTACGTAAATCCAGGAAAAGAAAGTATAATTCCAGGAATACTAATAAAAACACATCAAACAATGCAATATGTAAATCAATATTTTCATTATGATATTTTGATTCGTACAAATATTTCCAGTTTTTGGAATATACCCAAATTATTTGAATTAAATTTGCCCAATACCCAACTCTTTTCAGGAATCTATATGTTTAATCAATTTATAAGTGGTACTGGTATCATTTTATCAAAAGATGTTTGTATAAAACTATGTGAAACAATACATAACAACGACTATTATACAACTGAATATGATGATGTGTTTCTGTCAAATAAAATAAAAACTATTGCAAATGTACAACCTCTTCCAGAGAACTTGATGTATTATTTAATCCATAATGATAACAATGTATTTCCTGAAAATTTAACCGACTATTTATATTTTCGCGTAAAGTCTTCAAATAGAGAACATGATAAGGTCGCTTTTGTAAAATTATTACAAAGTGTATATGATATGTAATCTATTATCCTTTATGTATATTGCTATCTACCATACTTCATCCATTCCTATCTGCTTACGATTCAATCAAGTATATACTACATGTAAAAATATATAGTATATGTATAATGGATTCTGTAATTCCGACATCATCGGGAAATCCAATGTATATTTATGGATTTTATTTAATTATTATTATTATATTATATTTTGTATATTCGCAAATATATTTAGCATCAAATGATGCAAAAGCGTTTACAAAAAACTTTAATTACAATGTCATGATGATTGCTTCACCGATTCTTCTGGTTTTATTTTTAATATTGTTTTATTCTTTTGAGACCAGTTTTTCATTACCGGTTCTCTTAATATCGATTACTGCATGTGTAGTGTTTTATATTCTCTTTTATGTAGGCAAAACAGGAATATTTAATTATATTTTTAACAGTTATATGTTGTATGTAGTGATTGCATTAATTGCTCTCGTAGCGTTATCTATTATTCAAGTGATTTTTTCAGAGAAAATTCGCAAATTACCAGGATGGATTGGATTCTTTGCTAATTTGTTGTTTTATATTCCTTGTATGATTCGTGATATGGCTGGATTCATCGCTGCAGAATACTCCAACACATCAACTACGTTGATTATTTTATTTATTCTTGAAATTTTATTGATTATGATGTATTTCTATATTGTACCATTTGCATACAATAAGTCTTTTCCGGAAAAAATTGTACTTTTAGATGAACCCGTAATGTTAAACACACAGAAATACATTGACGAACCACTACAGGAAATGAAAAAAAACAGCAATAGTTCGATTTCATTTTGGATATATTTAAATCCGGGACCCAACACGAAAATCGGATATTCCCAGGAAACCACAATATTTAATTATTCCGATTCAACTGAAGAAACTCCACACATTCGTGTAAGTTATTCCAATGTATCTAATAATAATGATTTTAATTTGTATGTAGGTTCTCAAATGTTTAAAATAAGTCTTCCCTTACAAAAATGGCATAATTTTGTTATTAACTTTATAAGTTACGATGAAATCATTCCAACACCACCACCAAAAACCAATGAAATAGGTGCAACTACGCCACCGCCCATCGTTATTCGCAAATACAATACAGATATTTTTATTAATGGTGAATTAGAAAGGTCATATGATTTTAATATGGAAACACCTGTATTTGATGAAGGAGATATTATTTACACAGGCAGTGGCGGAATAACAAATAGCAACTTACAAGGATTATATGGAGCAGTTTGTAATGTAGTGTATTATAAGGTACCTCTCACAAAATTGGCGATTGTCTATAATTACAACTTGTATTCTGTTAAAAATCCACCGATGGATGAATAATGAATGACGTTATAATATATCTTTGGAAAGATGTATTATATATAGATTATTTATGGAACCATTACAGGAACATTTTCAATAAAATCTACTTCATTTGAACTCGATGTAGGTGTGGGTTCTACTGGGGTAGGTTCCACTGGGGTAGGTTCCACTGGGGTAGGTTCCACTGGAGTGGGTTCTACTGGAGTGGGTTCTACTGGAGTGGGTTCTACTGGAGTGGGTTCTACTGGAGTGGGTTCTACTGGAGTGGGTTCTACAGGAGTAGGTTCCACAGGAGTGGGTGTAGGGTCCACTGGCGGAGGTACATCGGACAAAGGTGTTAATCCTAATTTCGAACAAATAAAATGTACAACATAAGTATCATCACTTCCCCAATTTGAATAATCATCACCCGCCATGGTAATTAGTTGAGCACAAATGGGTAATTTATATTGGTCAAACAATACGACATTAAAAGTTATCTGTTTGGATAATTGTAAATCGTTCACAGAATACGAAAAACTATTAATATATTTAGGATTTGGTTCATATGGAGTAGATACAACCGGAACAAAACTCATTATAATATGTAAATATATTTTATTTCTGTTGGGTTTTCGTAGATTTTCTGTATTTGCGTGTACCGTTTCGTCGTCGGCGACGACCTCCCATTTTTTTTCTAAATGTCATATGTTTTGGTGTGATTGATGCCCATTTTTTCAAATGAACTGCATCACGCGGACCATCAAAATACTCAACACGTCCATCAGAATGTATTTTAAAAATCGTCGGATATCCATTAATTTCTAAAGATGGATTCATTTGTTTGAATTTTTCCAATCGTTCTTTTTCAGATTCTTCGATTTCAATAATCTCCTGTTTGGATGACACCGATGTTTTCATTTTTTCCCATTCCGGCTTTAATTGCTGGCAATGTCCGCACCAACTTGCATACACAAGCCCTATTATTGGTCGTTGAATTTGACTCATTCTATATACACTACATAGATATTGTACATGAAAATGCCGGATAACATTTGGAGATGATAAAATTCTTATTATAGTATATATTTTTCAAATGAAGAAACCTATTCTCTTTTTATTACTTATATTTTTAATACTTTCATTTGTTTCAGGTATTTATTTCTATTCGACTCATCCTATACTAATCGAAAAAATGGAGAACCAACAAGAAACGCATGTAAATGAAAAATCTAACGAAAGTTGTCCGGACATTTTAATGAAATCCGGGAATTCAATTCTGTTATACAACTCCAAACTACCCGAAATTCCAGGAAAAAATCCTTTACCATTTTTCAATTTAGATGAATATATCAATTATTTAGAAACACAACGAAAAAAAGGTATTCATTGTCCTGTGTTATTCCTACAAGAAGAATCCAATATACAAGGAAAATCGGTCTACCGAATCCGTCCCGATATATTCAACCCTCAAGGAGGTCTTCCCGTAGATGTCCCACAAACTTATTTACCTTCTTCTACTGCTACCCCTGTACCTATTCCATATGTAGATTCAAATGATGATAATACACCCTATAATAGCGGTCAATATAGTGGATTTGACCCTACAGGATTGTTTATTGGAAAATACACGACTTTAGACGTTCTACATGATTCGACTTCTCATGGTAAAGCACTCAGTGATAATCCAATGGATGAAAATTGGGGAGGTGTTTTATATACAAAATCCGCAGTAGATTCAGGAAAATACAAAGAAAATGAAGTACAACCACCACATAAAGACAACATTTTTTCTGAAAAAAGTGACAATATTCGTCAACAAGTCGATTCCGCTAAATTAGATATTTATGCGTAAGAATACTCAAAAACACTTTATAATCCAATGAAATACTTCGTAATTGATTCACCACACGTTCTTGGAACTCGTCTTTTTTTTCCGTTGATTTCATATTGTATGTTATCAAAGTTTGCGGTTTTGTTTTTTACTTCTTGAATCATTTTGGAGAATCCATCAAAATGTTTTAATATGGATACGGCATATATAGAACTAATTCCGGGAATCTGACAAAGCATAATTTCACCAATATTTTCTTCTGTAATATTTTCCTTTTTGACTTTTTTTACAAATTGACTGTAATTAGAAGACGTTATAGAGCTGGTAGATGGTTCGAATGATTCGGTATCTGTTATAGTATCTGATGTCGCAGCAACTGATGTAGTAATCGTGTTAGTAGGGTTAGAATCTTCTAATGATTCCAGTGGTTGTCTTACATCTACTGTTGGTGGAAATAACATACGTTGATGGTCTTCATTTAGATATGCCGGAAAAATCCCTTTCATGATATTACGGTCTATCTTGTCTGCCATACATACTAAAAATTCTGCCGTTTCTTGAACACATGAAGTTCGTATCACGGAAAATCCTTTAAAATGATTCAATGAAGTAATTGTCGAATAAATTATTTTCTTTTCTAACGGGGATTTTAATGTCGACAAAACCCCTTCAATAATATAAACGATATTGTGACTTCGAAATCCACTCGCATGTTTCAATCGATGAGACTGTTCTTCATAACGTCCATCTTTAATACTTGCTAACAAATCTGTTAATGTCTTTCTTTCTATAATCATAATCTGTCTACCTTCATCCGTTTTTACTAAAATATCACCAATAGGGAGAACCGCTTCTTCTAAAACTGTGTAATTTTGTTTGGAAAATATTATCGATTGACATTTTTCATACAGAGCTGTTTCACGATTATCAATAATAAGTTTCATTCGATTGAAATGATAAATTGTCTTACAGAATAATTATTATATGATTTATCATAATAATTATTTAACGCATTTCAAATGCTACTGGCAAGAAAAAGAGATGAAAATATATATTTAATAGTTAGCACCATTTCTCCAGTAGCTGGCAGTCACTAATGACCCGGTAGGTCTGGATTGTTTGACGTTAGGGTTGAAGGTTAATTGTAATCTTTTAAGGGTGCATCCACAAGAGTTTCTGGATGTTCCTAAAAAGATGCTTTTCCAGCTGTCACGTCCAACTAATGCAGGGAAACCGGCTTTTTTGTTTCCTCCTCCTTGGTTTTGGTTAATAGTAGAATCATATAATCTGGCTCTTTTTGCGGCGTTTGAAAGTCCCATTTCTATATATTCACTAAATATATTTATTTATTTGAAAAATAAGGGGGCAAAAAGCAACGTACAAACAGTATAAAAAATTGATAGTCAATAAATACATAAGTCTATACACAAACGCATGAATACTATGAACACAATGAATACTATAAACACTCCCATATCTTCATATGCATTACTAAATGGGGATGAAGATATTCGTATTGAAAAAAAAGAAAATGGAACTGAAATATATCTGTTTGACCCCTACAATTCACTAAATAAAGAAATTACCCCATCTGAAGTACAATCTATTTTATCTAAATATGGTATTGATTTGCCTATTAGTAACTTCAATTTATACAGCCGTGCATTCATTCATCGTTCATATATTCGACGACCTGCCATTGAAAATGAACAAAACAATATCATTATTGCTCCTAAACCAGAAAATTGTGCTCCTTTGCGAACAAAATCAAATGAACGCCTGGAATTCGTAGGAGATGGTGTACTGGAATGTATTACTAAATATTATCTATACCGCAGGTTTCCAAAAGAAAATGAAGGTTTCATGACAGAAAAGAAGATTGCGCTCGTGAAAAATGAAGCCATTGGTAAATTAGCCTACGAGATGGGTCTCCATAAATGGTTTATCTTATCAAAAAACGCTGAAACCAAACAGATACGAACCAATTTAAAAAAATTAGGATGTCTATTTGAAGCCTTTATCGGTGCGATGTTTTTAGATTTTAATAAAATATCTGTAAGAGATGAAGATGGATGGTTTTCAAATGTGTTTCTAACAGGTCCTGGTTTTCAAATGGTACAGATTTTCGTAGAAAATGTTTTTGAAAAACACGTTGATTGGATGTCACTCATTCAAAATGATGATAATTATAAAAATATATTACAAGTAAGAATACAGAAAGAATTCAAGGTCACCCCACATTATATGGAAATTGTGGAACATAATACTGAAACAGGATATTACATGGGTGTTTACTTGTGTTTAGGACAACCCATTTTCGGTCTTACACATCATGATTCTATTCCATGTACACGATTTAAAAGTTTTCATGAAATACATCAATACATGTCGGTTTCCGGAAAAATATTCCTGTTTTTAGGAGAAGGAAAGCATAAAATCAAGAAAAAAGCGGAGCAAATCGCGTGTGATTCTGCCATCCAGTTATTACGCAACTATTAAGTATGGCAACTTAAACCCTGCATATGTATTGACGTATTTTGTTTTATTATTTTTTATTGGTTGATTTGGATTGACGGATGCATGGATGCATGTGTTTAGCATATCTGGAAATATATCATTTTGTCGAGATGAATCAAACAGATGCATTCTGTTGGATGATGTGGTAAACCAATGCAAAATTTATATTTTTATAGTATATATAAATATAAATGGAAACAAAAAATCAAAATCAAATATTTAATCCGTTTGATTTGATACAAAGAACCGAACCCAAAAAAAAAAGAGATTATATTGTAAAAATTATTCAAGAGCAAACTGTGGAAATAGATGCAGATGCAACTACTTCGGCTGCACCTCTTCCTATTCCGGTATCTGATACAACTACAGAAGGTGTTCTTATTAAAGACAAACGAAAAAGTTCACGTAATTTAGTGGAACGTTCTCTTATTTTAAATAGAATACGAACCATTATTCCTGTAGAAAAAACTGTATTGTCCAAATCTCCACAAGATATTCCTACTGCCGCACAAGTTCTGCCATCTACTGAATTGGATAGAATTACAGAAACCATTGAAAATGAAAAGAATTATGAAATCGTAGAAAAGAAAATCGAAGATGCCATTCAAGAACCTCCTACAGAAACGATTGCAGATGATGCTGCGGTAACTGAATTGGATATTTTACCAGATGCTCAGCCGACTTCTGAACCTACATTAGCTACCCCTGCTCCTCGTAAAACCGCCAAAAAACGACCTACTGTACCCAAGGGAAAAGAGAAAGAAGAACAAGAAGTCGCAACTGTACCCCGACAGAAAATTACGATGGGAGTTTCCAGTTACTACATGAACAATCGTAAAATGTTCATTCAACAACTCTCCAAATTGTTTAGACCCTATCATGACAAAATCGCAGAAAAAGGACAAGAAATCACCTGTAAGACTGCTCAGAAAAGTTCGATTGATTTTGATTTATTAACCCATCAATTGGTGGTTCGTGATTACTTGAATTTATATACACCTTACAGAGGATTATTACTGTACCATGGCTTAGGGAGCGGGAAATGTCATAAAATAAATACACCCATTATGATGTCTGATGGTTCTATTAAAATGGTTCAAGATATAAAAGTAGGTGATATGTTAATGGGTGATGATTCACAACCTCGTACAGTATTATCTTTAGCAAGAGGTAGAGATAAAATGTATGATGTGATTCCAATCAAAGGTGATAAATATACCGTGAATCAAGAACACATATTGTGTTTACGTGCATCCGGGTTTCCCAAAATAAATTATAACACACATGTATCCGATTATACCATTGAATGGATTGAAAATAATAAATTTATGTCCAAAACATTGAATCAAGAGAAAGACGCGTATACATTTTTTGAAAATATAAAACAAAATCATGATAATGTATTTGAAATCCCCGTAAAGGATTATTTGTTATTGTCATATGAAAAAAAACAAATATTAAATGGATATAAAGTTCCAGTTGATTTTCCAGAACAATCTCTTCCTATTGACCCTTATTTAATTGGTAGTTTAATTGGATGTCGATTAGATAATATAGTAGTTCCAGAAATCCCTGAAGTTTTTCATATTGAATCTATACAAAATGCATTATCTGAGTTTGATTTGTTAGACTCCTCCAAGGTACATATTCCATCTATTTATAAATTTAATTCAACTGAAAATCGTTTGAAATTATTAGCTGGTTTTTTAGATAGTAATGCAGATTATGACTCTGAAAATAATACATTTTTAGGAACGGTAGGAACAGATAAACAAACTGTTATAGATGACATTATTTATATATGTAGAAGTGTTGGTCTTTATGTAGAATATTCACATAATGTATTACGTATTACAGGAAATCTTACCAAAATAAATACAGTGATTCAAACAAAAGATAATAATTCGGATGTATTGGTTACTGGGATAACAGTCGAATATGTCAACGAAGATGATTATTATGGATTTATGTTAGATGGTAATTGCAGATATTTGATGGGTGATTTTACAGTAACACATAATACATGTACATCTATTGGCATTGCAGAAGGTATGAAATCTGACAAAAAAGTCATTTTAATGACACCAGCTTCTTTAAAAATGAATTTCTTCAGTGAATTGAAAAAGTGTGGAGATGTTCTCTTTCGAAAAAATAATTTTTGGGAATTTATTTCTATTGAAGGAGAACCTGACAATGTAAAAATGTTATCGAATTCTCTTGGTATTTCCAAAGAATATATCCAAGAAAAAAAAGGTGCATGGATGGCAGATATCAAAACAGAACCCAATTTTGCAAATCTGTCAGACAATGACCAAAAAAACATCGATGAACAATTGAATATCATGATACGCAACAAATATCAAGATATCAATTACAATGGTCTTAATAAAACCAAAATGGAAGAATTCACACACAATGGAAAAGTTAACCCATTTCATCATAGTGTGGTGATTATTGAAGAAGCCCATAACTTAGTCAGTCGTATTGCAAACTCACTGAAAAAGAAAAAATCGATTGCCTATCAATTGTATCAGTTGCTCATGGACGCAACCGATGTAAAAATCATTTTTCTAACAGGTACTCCTATTATTAATCATCCACGTGAAATAGGTATTTTATTCAACATGTTGCGTGGATTTATTAAAACTTGGACTTTTCAAATTCAAACTACCACGACGGATAAATTAAATCGAGACATTCTGTTGGACTATTTCAAAAAAGAAAACTTTGCTCTCTATGACTATGTAGAATACAGTGGAGATAAATTAGTGATTACACGAAATCCATTTGGTTTTGTCAATACATATAAAAAACATGTCGGTGGAGATGGAAGTGGAGAAAAAAAGAAACATAATGGAACCCGTAAACGCCGAGAAACATCTACACATTACACTCGCAAATCCATGGTGGATGATGAAGCTGTTGATGAACTCGCCGAAACAGAAGAACACGAATTAGAGAACCAATATGACGAGCTCAATAAGAATTTATATGAAGGAGGCGCCTCCGGCGCCTTTGAAGAATATTCCGGTGTAAGATTAGATGAAATGGGAAATGTAAGTGACACCAAATTTCAATCCCGAGTTACTGATATCTTACAGAAATATAATATTAATATTGTTGGAAAACCCAAAATGACAAAAGAACTCTGTTTGCCAGATGATGAGAACCTTTTTAAAGAATTATTCATAAATAATCAAAAAGGAGAACTTATCAATGTTGATTTATTAAAACGCCGTATTTTGGGTCTCACCTCTTATTTCCGTTCAGCTCAAGAACAATTATTACCTCGATTTGTGAAAAATGAAAAAGGAGGAAACTATCATATGGTAGAAGTCGACATGAGCCAACATCAATTCGATATTTACAGCGAACGACGTAAAGAAGAACGAGATGATGAAAAACAACAACAACGTGGAAAGAAAAAAGCAAAAGGCGATGATGATTCTGCCTTTGTATCTACTTATCGTATTTATTCCAGGTCTGCATGTAATTTTGCATTCCCTAACGAATATCCACGTCCTATGATACGCACCGAAGAAGTTAAAACAATTGAAGAATTTGATGGTATTGAAAAAGAGGTCTTACAAAACAAAGACGATTATTTTGAAGAAGAGGAAGAACGAGAACCAGAAAAGAACGCACCTACTGCACCTCTCGCTGATTTTCAAACACGAGTAAAAGAAACATATGATGCATTAGCTACCAAAGATTTCTTGAAAAAACGAGAACTACATAAATACAGTCCCAAATTTTTGCGTATTCTTGAAAACATTCAAGACGATAAAAATAAAGGATTACATCTGTTATACAGTCAATTTCGTACATTAGAAGGAATCGGTATTTTCAAATTGGTTTTGGAAGCCAATGGGTTTGTTGAATTCAAAATCACCAAAAAAACCGGCAAATGGACCGTTGAAAATGCGGATGTAGACCCAGAAAAACCCCGATTTGTTTTATACACAGGAACTGAGACAGCAGAAGAAAAAGAAATTATACGTAATATTTACAACAGTGCCTGGGAATTTGTCCCACCCTCCATCTTAGAAACCCTACGCACCAAACACGAAAATAATTTTTATGGTGAAGTTATAAAGGTTTTAATGATTACTTCTTCTGGTGCAGAAGGTATTAATCTGCGTAATACTCGATTTGTGCACATTGTCGAACCTTATTGGAATATGGTGCGTATTGACCAAGTTGTGGGTCGTGCTCGACGTATTTGTAGTCATGAAGATTTACCAGAAGATTTGAGAACAGTACAAGTATTTGTATATATTTCAAAAATGACGAATGAGCAGCTTGTGAAAAATATTGAAATGAAAACACAAGATACCAGTAAATTAGAATATCCAGTGAAGAAAGACGGTGTCATCAAAATGGAACGTGTCCCTTTTAGTACTGACCAATATCTGTTTGAAATTGCCCAAATCAAAGATTCTATTAATACAAAAATATTAACTGCTGTCAAAGAAACCGCTATTGATTGTGCGTTGTATAATACCAATCCAGAAGAACCATTGGTGTGTTATGGTTTTGGTAAAGTCGTATCCAACAATTTTGGTTCTTACCCAGTGTTGGAAACCGACCTCTCTGAGAAAACAGAAGCCAATCTTAAAACAGAAAAAATGACACTGGTTGCCATTACGGTAGATGGCGTGAAATATGCAATGGACAAGAAAACACGCACAGTATATGATTTTGAGAGTTACAAGAAAGCAAAAGAAAAACGTGGAGAACTGATTAAGGTGGGTGTACTCGATATGCGAACCCAGACAATTGTAGGGTAGGGGCGTTACACAATAACTACGTTTCCCCCTACGACACCCTTCCTTAAATATTGTGAACCTATAATTTATTCTGTGTAAAACTATCATACAAAATAAATTTGAAAATATATGAAAAAGAAAAAGGAAGGGGGTCTTAGCGAAGCAAAAGGGGTAAACGTAGTTATTGTGTAACGCCCCTACACTTCAATATTAATAAACCCTTTTTGTATATCGCTATATGACTTTCGTTGAACCCCCACCGAAGGTGAAAAACTATACCAATTATCAGTGCGTTGAAGAACTTTCCAAGATTGGTCTGTGTAAAAATTTCCCCATTCGTTGGTTCTCAAATATTCCATCATATCTCTTTCATAAATTTGTAATAAAACAGGAATATATGCGCGTTTAATCACATAACCAGAAGCTGTCTGTGAATCCAGTATTTTTATGACTTTTTCATTGCTTTCTGTTTGTATTCCTGTTTCTTTTGATTGCGATGTATTTTGTCCCAACATGACTACATCCCACTTATGTATGTTCTCGAAAAATAAATCCAACATCTTATTCAAATAATTCATATCCTTGATATAAAAGTCGTCCTCACAAATCAATATATTTTCTCCTAAATTTTCTTTCCATGCAATATTCAGAGCTGAAATATGAGACATTAAACATCCAACAGCACCATTCTCTGGATAATAATGTGCTTGAATTCGTTTCATTCGTTTCGCATCTTTCTCTGAAAAATTATCTAAAAATTCATTTTGTCTGTCTTTACGATGTGATAAATTGATATAATACACCGCATCAATATTTTTATTCAAAGATTCACGAGAATTGTCAAAAGGTTCTCGTTTGTTTGAAAAAAAATAGAAATACACAATAAATATCAACAATAAGAGTACGAACCCCAACAATATATAATCTGCCTTATCTGGACGACCTATTTTCAATTGAAATTTCATATGTATAATTCCCTTTCTATATACATTGAATAACATAAAAGAAAACATAAAATAAAAATGGATGCAAGTAAAGGGTATAAAAAGTAACAGTAAACTAATACATCCGATAATTATATCCAGATATGAACGAAGAAAATAACGTATTAACCGTGAAAACAGTTCAAATACAACCGATTCGTAACACCATTACTGCTATAAAAGATATTTTAACAGATGCCACCATAACCTTTACAAAGAATGATTTGCGAATTATCAATTTCGACAAAACCCATACCATTTTAGTAAATGTTGTATTGAATGCCTACAAATTCGAGAAATATGTTTGCAAACCCGATAAAATCATTGTGTGTGCCAATACACTGCATTTATTCAAAGTGATTTCTACCATGTCCAATGATGATACTCTTTCCATGTATATTGAAAACTCCGACTACCATGATGGTATTGTGTCTCACTTGGGATTACAATATGACAACGGAGATATCAAACAGTGTTATAATCAAAAACTGCGTTTGATTGAACCAGATACGGAAGAACTTATTGTTCCGGATGTCGAGTATTCTACTGTCATTAATTTGCCTTCCGCTGATTTTCAGAAAATCATTCGTGATTTAAACGGAATATCCGATAGAATAGAAATCAAATCTGTAGGAAATGAATTGATATTTTCATGTGAAGGAAACTTTGCGAGTTCGCGTATTTCGCGGTCCGAATCCGATGGTTTCATGAGTTTTATTCAAAAAACCGATGCATCCGTTGTCATACAGGGTGAATTTTCATTGAAATCACTGAGTCATTTCATTAAATGTACACCACTTTGTAGTCATTTAGAAATGTATTTAGGAAATGACCTGCCACTTATTGTAAAATACGACGTCGCTTCTTTGGGTGAAATTAAACTGTGTTTGGCACCGCTTCCACCATCGTGAAGATAAAATATACGTCATCATGTAAATACATATACAAACTGAATATTATATATAAAATATATATAATATTTATCATGCCAAAGACCACAAAAGTAAAATCAAAAAAAACGTCCAAAACCAGAAAAATACATAGTGGACGCGGAGGTGGATTTTTCGGAAGTAAACCAAAATCTTATAAAATAAATATACCGAATATATCATTTGATGATATCGAACAAAATGTATCTATACAAAAAATTCAAAATGAACGACAACCATTTGAAGAGAAATTACGTGTTTTAAGTGAACAATTCAAGTTAACAGAAGAAAAAAATAAACCTGCATTAGAAAAACAAATGTCATCTATCCAACGTATTCTCGATAGATATACTCAAACTGAACAGTTGGAACGAGAACGCGTTCTCCAAAAACAATCAGAAGAACAGGTCCATGTATTTTTTATTGATGGATTAGGATGTGTAAAAAATGACCAATCTACCACAGATTTTTTCCGACACGGTGAAATTGATGCCGATAAAGAATTGACTGTTGTATGTGAATCCAGTACACAAACGAAATTAGAGACCACCAAACATTTTGGAACCATTGCAAAAACAACATGCGCATTGAAACCGTTACAAGGAGTAAATGACAAACTATTTCTGTATGATATTGCTAATCAAATATTACAAAAATCTGCTCAAAATAAAGATGGAGTTTATGTCTATGGGTTTTCATTCGGCGGAATGATTGTGAATCGAATTGTTGAAATCTTGGTAAAAGAGCTTGAAACATCTGGTATCCGAGCTCAAAACAAAAATGTCGATAAATTATTACAAAATATCCATTTTGCAACTTTTGGTAGTATTTATATTACAAAAAATTTCGGTTCCTTGGATATTATTAATTATATTGCTGTAGGAGATGTTGCAAATACATGTACGCGATTTATCAAACATAAGCAATTTGTTTCTGAGAAAAAGCTGGAAAAGAAATATACCAAACTATCTTTAGAAACTATCTATGGAATCACCAAAAAACTTTTATATAAAGAAAGGTCTCAGAATGGAGGAGAACCCAAAATATACGATTTATGTTTTTATTCTAACAATGAAGATGCTAAACCAACATGTACTCAATTTATTAATATGGCTCCAATTTTTAGAGTAGCACATGAATGGGACATACACAATAATTATTATTTGTATTTGATTATATATTTGGTGAAAAATCGTACGAACAATATTCAAAAACTCATTTCTGAAGAACGAGTCGAGAATATAGACGCAGATATTCCGGATAATAGTGATAATGGTAGCGTCAGCGAAGCTTCTGAAGAAGACCTTGAATTACAAAGTGTATTTATACCTGGTAATTCGGTTATATCTAATAGATACGGTACAACTAAATGAACAAACAGATAAATTAGTGAAATCTATGGATTAGTAATTTATTCTTTTGCCGGTTTATTCAATAACAATACAACTGCTAAGAATACACCGAAAAAGTTTTTGGAGAACAAATCCAACACATTATATGTTATATTCTTGTATTTGTAAGAGAACAAAGAAGCAACTCCATACAGTCCCCATACTGCAATAAAATACACAAATGTTATTTGTCCTATAGTAGTATATTTTGCATAGTTCTCATATATCAAATAAAAAAAGGCAAAAAATGGCAAGAATCCGAGAACAGCACCCCATTCAAATGATATTTTACCGATTTCTGCTAAATATCCAAACAATAACATAAGTGTATTTAGTGCCGCAATAGGTACCAATACCGGTGTATTTTCTTGTACGATTTCTAAAAAGGATTTCTCAGGTTTATCGATATCATTTTGGATGGGTTCAATTACAGGTGTCACTGATTTCAAATAAATCAAATACATACAATACGTAAATAACATGGTCGGTGTTGTAATCACCCAATCATAATATCTGTATTGCGTTATATTTTTGATAGTCGCGAAGTTCTGTATCATCCAAAAATAAAACATACCTTCTACAATTTGAACCGCAAATTCTATCCACAACAAATTTTTCAATATGAGAAGAGGTCCAGTGTATTTTATTGTGAGAACATACAGGTCAATGAACCATGTAATTATTTGAATAACAATTGATGCAACTCCTGTACGATAAATCAAATTCATTCGTTTGTTTCTTATAGTATCTATTTAGAGAAAATGCGGATGGAATGAGGTGGCGATAAATATATCTGTAAGATATATACACAAATGGAACGCGGACTTACTATGTTATTACATGCCATTCTTATTGGTATTGTATTATACGCTCTTATGGTATTTATCTTAGGACAACATCCTCATATCGCTGAAAACAGAAGTATTCTGATTGCTTCGATTGTTTTGATATACATGATTGTATTTGGGCATGGATTACCACGTGCCATCAATAAACAGCTATAGATGAAAAATTCGATAAATGAGAACATGAAAACATCAACAAACAATAATATAGCTTACTATCTTATTGTTTTTTATACTGGTCGTCCCATCCAATTACATATAGATACATAATCATAATTTTGTATATTATCCCAATGTAATGGTCTCAACATAATATGTTCTGGATAATATTTTAATACAAAATTAAAATATATTTCATATTCGGATGCACCAGATGCCCCTTCCGACTCACAAACACATTCAATAAATATTTTCCAAAAAGGTTTTCCTCTTCGTAATTCTTCGACTAATTGAAACAAATGTTGTATAAATGGTTTATAAAATATCATATGATGAGTAATTCCACTGTATGGTGTTTGGCGTGTAAGTGATGAATGTAATCTTTTCATATGACTAAAATACGGTTCGTGAAATTCTATTGTTGAATAATTAAATAAAAATTTATTGTCTTGAAAAACTCGTAATGGTTTTAATAAAAGTATATCCGCATCAATTACCAAATATTTATCCAATATACCCGGAATACATTCACCTGCATAGAATTTAATTAACTGTTGTAAATACCAACCAGCTCTCTTTCCATAAAATTCTGAAAAATAATATTTAATTTTATCTTTTGTAAAAGGAAACACATCTTCATTTACAGTTATACATCCTTCTAATTCTACATTTGGAATATAACACACAATATATATGTTACGATATCCACATACAAGATTCTTTATATGATGTATTTTTATATCAAACCCTTGAGTTTCATTTGGACCGATAGGAACAACAATGTCAAACTTATAATCTGTTATTGGTGTGTTTGTTAATTTATCTGTCATGGATGTATGTAATTATACGATATATATATTTATTTTATTTTCACCGAAATATATTTGACATCAATTTCAAATAAAGATTATGTTTTATTATCAAATATAATGAAACTAATTAGTTTTGATATCGGAATTAAAAATATGGCATACTGTATTTTTTCAATAGAACCTATAGTTCCATCTTCTGTATCCCATCATCCATTTCGGTTAGTGGACTGGAATATCTTGAATTTGATTGAAAACGATAACACGAATCCAAATGTGCCATGTAATTGCGTATCCGTTAAAAAACAACCTAAAAAAAGAGTACTCGCGATAGAAGCTACCGCGACATCCATCGCAAATACATGTGGGAAAACATCCAAGTATAAAAAAGGTGATTTTTTCTTTTGTGAACGACATGCCAAATCACAATCGCAATGGGAACTTCCTACTGCCAAATTTTCCGAAAAAACCATTAAAAAAATGAAACTCGCCACATTAAGCCTGTTTGCAGTAGAAGAATTAAAAATGAATCATGAGAATCTACCCAAAAAAAAAGAGGACATTTTAACAATAGTAATGGAAAAAGTAAAATCCATCTGTTTAGAACCTATTATAGAAGTCAAACAGAAAAAAGCAGGAGATACTGACCTCATCAGTATTGGAAAAAAAATAAAATCCATGTTAAATCATGTTCTAAGTTCTCATACAGATATTACACATGTTATTATGGAGAATCAGATTTCTCCACTTGCCAATCGAATGAAAACCGTTCAAGGGATGTTAGCCCAATATTTCATTATGGTACATGATAATGTACTCATTGAGTTCATTTCGTCGTGTAACAAATTGAAAATGTTTACAAAACCTGCAGTAGCGGGAGATGTCGTCGTCAATAATGTCACGACCACTACCACAACATTTATACAATCACAAAAATATAGAGAACATAAAAAAGATGGAGTATTTTATTGTAAGCAAATTCTGGAAGGAAACACATGGATAGAAGATAAATGGGGATTTCATGCTTCCAAAAAAAAAGATGATTTGGCTGATTGTTTTCTACAAGGTGTTTGGTATTTGCAAAATAAAAATTGGATACGATTGCAAGGAAATGGAACGGGTCTTACAGAAAATATTCAAATTGTGGCGGCTTCGCCGCCTACTGAGTAAATGTCTGATGCGTCGCTATAATATATTACGCTGCGTAGAACTTAAAAATAAATAGTATATAATTATCATAAAACAAACTATGGAAGTCATTGATTTAGGATTAAATGATTTAGAACCAGTTTCTATTAGTTTCAACGATTCTATGGGTGGTAGTAGTTCATCCGGACCATCTCTTGGTCCCGGTATTGAATTGCTCATGAATGATAAGAAAAAAACTGCATCAAATTCCATGAATGTCGATTTAGGAGAACTGGACAAATTAGAAGATGAATTAAATAATCTGTCTTCTTCTTCTAACCCTGATACAAAATCAATTAGTGGAATCGGTGGATTCGGTAATTTTTTCGGATTCAATAATTCTACCAAAGAAAAAGAAACCGAAAAACCCCAACAATCTGAATACAATTTAGGACAAGCCACTTCGGATGGTATAGGTACAACAAAAACTTGGGATGGATTCTCAAAAATGAGCGATATCCCACTCGAAAGTCATTCATCTTCTTCAAGTAAATTGTCTGACCGAGAAAAACGTCGCAAGAAGAGAATGATGATTAAGAAAATCGACGAATGGTACGAAAAGGGACTCATCAAACACAATCCTCATTTCAATATAGATTCCAATTACGATGAAGTTGAAGATGAATATGAAACTGCTTTGGAAGATAAACGTAAGAAAGACAGTATCAAATTACAAGGATGGTGGTTCATGACAGCTGTCAATTCCTTGGAATATGCAAATTCTGCGTTCAATCCATTTGATATTAATTTGGAAGGATGGGGAGAACAAGTTAGCGAAGACATTGATTCGTATGAAGAAATTTTTGCTGAATTACATGATAAATATAAGGGTGGTAAATTGAGCCCAGAAATTTCTCTGTTGTTACGTCTCGGATTTAGTGCTGCGGTTGTGAATTTTACCAACAAGGCACTTTCAAGTGCAACCCCCGCGTTTAATGATGTCATCAAACAAAGTCCAGAATTAATGAAGATGTTTACAAATGCTACTGTAAATACCATGTCACAAGCCAGTCCAGGATTTGCATTTGCGAACAATATGATGAAGGACAATACTCCCTCCATGAACATGGGACCTCCTCCTGCACCTGTTGAAACCAAAAGTATGCCAAACATGACACAACGGGCAGGTAATAACACCATGAATTTTATGGCGCCTCCTGGAAATCGTCCAGATATTTCTATGGGACGCGGAGCATCCATGCCAGTTCCTCCTGCCCCCGAATCCACCCGTCCAGAAATGCGAGGACCAAAAACAGATATTGATAATATTCTCTCTGGATTAAAAACAAGAACCATTGATATTCATCCTCCCGCACCATCTCCTGCAGTAACACAGAATATATCTGACAATATGAGTGATTATGGAATGGGGGATGATTCATTGATTTCAGTTTCCAGTTTGAGAGACATGCAAAATACCAATATGCCAAAACGTTCTCGCAAGAGAAATAATGGTTCAGGAAGAAACACGATTTCATTAGACATATAGTATTTCGCTTGTTAGTTTGTTTTCCTTGTTGATTTGTTCTCCTATGAACTCTTTTTGTATTTTTTTATAATTTCCTATAAAATTATAAAAAATTGAAATACTTTTTTTGGAATGATTTCATTGTACAAAATCAACTCAATTATTAAACAATAACCAAACTCAAACAACATGTCTACTGCTACTACTTCTGCTCCAATTACTACTGCGGCAATTATTAATGCAGTCAATGGAACTCCTCAACAAGCATTGCAACTTAAAAAGAAATTGGAAAAAACAAAAAAAAATTTACTTGAAAATACTGACATGTGTGTCGGAATTATAAAAGAAGTATACTCTCATGCGACCATGTTCTTGCAATCTACGATTTCTCCGGAAAATAGAAATTCTGGAATTGAATTGTCTGGATTAATTGAAAATTTCTTGAACAGCATTGAAACGACTTGTGGTTCTATTCAAACTAATCTAACCTCATTGAAAAAAATCAAACAAAAAATGGTTCAAATCAACAAAACCTATGTTGAACAAACTATTTCTTTGGAAGCTCTTCCCACTCCTGAAGAATCAGCTGCCGTATCTACTAAGAAACCTCGTGCAAAGAAAGTCAAGGAAGTTCAGACAATAGAAGACACAGCATCCTCTTCTGAACCAGTGGTCGCTGAAAAAGTTAAGAAGCCTCGTGCAAAGAAAGTCAAGGAAATTCAGCCAACAGAAGACATTGCATCCTCTTCTGAACCAGTGGTCGCTGAAAAAGTTAAGAAGCCTCGTGCAAAGAAAGTCAAGGAAGTTCAACCAACAGAAGAATCTGGTGCAGTTCCAGCTCCAGATGCAACTTCTTCTGAACCTGTGGTCGCTGAAAAGGTTAAGAAGCCTCGTGCCAAGAAAGTTCAGTCAACAGAAGACGTTGCATCTGTTGTTGTAGATGCATCCTCTTCTGAACCAATCGTCGCTGAAAAAACAAAGAAACCTCGTGCCAAGAAAACAAAAACTACTGATGTATCTACACCACCTCTTTCATTGGATGAACATGTAACAGATATTACTATCAGTGAAGAACCAATAGAACCCAAATACACGGTTATTTATCCAGAAGAATCTGCTGTCGAACAAATATCGACACCAAAATCCAAAAAACAATCCAAACCAAGACAAAATAAAAAGAAAAACAATGAAACTGAAACCGACACCCCTTCTACTTCAGTTGCAAATGACGCGGATTCAATGACACCATTGATTGAACCCTCTGCTCCTATTAAGGAAAATCCTACAAGAGAATTCATTCCAGAAGATGATTTTGTTCCAAAACATTTGACATTCGATGATGAAATCAATGAAGATGATTTTAGCAGAGACTTAGAAATGATTACAGATGAATTAGAAGAAGACATTATATCGGAAATTACAGAAGTTGTTGCATAAACAAATAATCATATCATCATAATGTTAACAGATTTTAGACGAATAAACAGGTAATAAGGTAAGTATATCATATATCATATACCTATTTTTTCATGATTCAATCCGAAGAGAATGCTTTTTTGTATCGACCCATGACAATATTTTTCTGTAAGAAATAATCCACCATGGGTTCCATATATATGTTTTTATATATCGGGTCCTTACAATACATATACCATTTATGAATCACTCGTGGGTCGACCTCTTTCAGTTCGGGCACCCATTTTTTTATATAGTCACAGTTCTTATCAAATTTGGCACTCTGAATCCATGGATTCATGTCCCGAAAATATGGTTGATTATACATTCCTGTCGAAGAAATATTCTGCCAATTTCCATTATTTGACGCCACATCATAATCTGTGAGTTTTTCTGCAAAATATCGTTCGCCATATCTCCAATGTATTCCCAATGTTTTTACCAAAAAATTTGCCACCACCATACGTGACCGATTATGCATATATCCTGTTTGATTTAATTCTCGCATCCCAGCATCGACCACTGGAAACCCAGTTTTCCCCGACTTCCAGCGATTCAACCATCCAACAGAATCCGTCCATACCATTTTTTCACCATATTTTCCTTTCAGTGTCTCTGGATATGCATATAAAATGTGTGCAAAAAAATCACGCCAATATAATTCTGCAATGAATCTGCATTTTTTACCATACACATCCGCAAATGCCCAATATGCTTCTCGAATGGATACTGTTCCAAATTTCAAATGTGCGGATAAATGAGATGTCTCATACGCCAGTTCATCGCGGCGTTCACCGTATTTCACTTGTTCACGTACAGCTTTTTTTAAACAAGCAACACCGCTCTTTCTACCTCCCACTACAATTCTTCCTTCTTCAGACAAAATACCCATTTTGTTTTTAATAAAAGAGAGAACCACTTCTTTGGATTTTACAATATTTCTTGGTGCAGCCAACTTCGTCATTTTCGATTTATTTGGACGCGATACGACATATGCGGGTGATTGCATCGCTTCATAAAACGGAGTATATTTTCTGTAAGCCCCTTCCGATTTGGGTTCTACCAAATAATAATCCGCTGAAAACTCACACCCAATCTTTTCTGTTTGACATAATTGTGCAATTTTTTTGTCGCGTTGAACGGCATACGGCGTGTAATCTCTGTTTGAAAATACACAATCAATTTTGGCTTCATGAATCAGCGTTTGGAGAACCTCCACAGAGTCTCCGTAAAAAAATAAGAGTTTGCCTCCCTGTGCATGAATGGTTTTATTGAGTTCGTCTAAACATTCCAACATAAATGCAATCGAATGAACCGACCGATATTTATTTTCAGATGACACTTGTTCGGGTGTAAAAATAAAACACGTATATAATTGAGAGCATTTAGATTGAGCATACAGTAATCCTTGGTTGTCAATGACCCGTAGGTCTCTATGAAATACGAATAATCCTGTTTGATAGGTGCTCATATATTTTTCTGTAAATTATGTATATATATACAATAAACCATATAAATAATTTTTTACAACAAACAACAACATGCAATCCTCCAGTTTTTTATTACAAGGATTTTTATTATTCTGTAAATTATTACATACCATTGAAAGAACCAATAAGTATTTATACAAAAATGTAACCGTTGTTCGATATCTTACAAATTATATTTGTTACATTTCAAAATATATATATTGTCGGTCCATGTCTCAGCGTATTGAACCATTCGGCGACTCTTGGAGTTCTAAATGTTGGATGACCCTATATGACGATAGTCTAACACAATCTCATCAATATCATGAAGTATATGAAACGGAGAACATGATTGAATGTGTATTTAATTTTGTCGACCATTTTATGACGATATTCTATGGACAACATCAGGTAGAGGTGATTCCTCAAAAAATCGAAAAGATGAACCATTTTTTACCTATTACAATGATAAATCCAACGGTGATTGTTAAGACAACTATGCCATCCACTGACCCATGTTATGTCGTTGCATTTCAAGATGTATCTAATTGTGAACCAGAAATGGATAATTTGAGAAAATCCAAGGCGAGCTTTCTAACTATCGAGTACCGACATCCTGAGATGGAGAACCCAATCGATTTTTCACTCGATAAACAATGGATGATTTCTGGAAATGTATTGTTTTCACCAGTATTTGTTCTCCGTATGTTGGAGTACCAATCCAGAATGTATTACTATGATGACCGCTACACAATTCGAATTATCGACAAGGATATCAATATATATGATTTTGGAATGGACAAGTATATCGAGCTCACAGATACAGGATATTTGTTACAAGATTTGGAACTACCAGAATACAATAAATGCATGGCAGGAAATGATGAGAATGATTCAGAATCCGATAATGCAAATGATGCGGATATAGATACGGAACTTGATGCTGATGGAGACTCGGAAGATTATCTTGTTGGACAACAATAAAAACTGTAAAAATGGAATAGAAATGGAATACAATTCGCAAAACAATATAAAGGTTTTATCTTAAATACAATTTATAGGCTATTAAAATGAATACAGTGAGTATTCCGTCTCCCAAATATGCATTGAATGATAAATGGAATTTATATTACCATTTACCAGACGACAAGAATTGGGATTTAACGAGTTATACTACCATATTTGGGGATATTCAAACAGCCGAAGAAGTCATTGCATTGAATGAAATCATACCTGAACAAGTTATTAAATCATGTATGTTATTTTTGATGCGAACCAACATTACTCCTATGTGGGAGGACCCAAAAAATCGTGGTGGTGGTTGTTTTTCTTACAGAGTGACAAATAAATTAGTCCCCGAAATATGGCGAAATTTGTTTATGTTGTGTTGTGGGGAAACTCTTACATCGAATGTAAAATATTATAATCATATCAATGGTATAACCATTTCACCTAAGAAAAATTTTTGTATCATAAAAATATGGTTGGACACAATTGAGTATCAGGACCCTATGTTTATTCGTAACATTGCGAATTTACCAGTACAAGGATGTTTATTTAAAAAACATGAACCTGAATTTTAGTCCAGTTACTATGACGACAAAAACTATAAAATCTATAAAAATCATATCAAACATATTGATATGATTTTATGAAATATATTAAGGAACAATGTAGAGGAATTCAAGAATCCACACCATTATAGAATAATCCAATTGTTTAAATTGTATGAGTTCTCCTAACAGAATATCATATTTAACGTTTTCTTTTAATTGTTGTATAAACTGATGTTCGTTCAATACATCCGATAAATGAATATTGGGTTTCCAATTGGTTTTGTGTAAGATACACCCACAAGAAACACAACCTAAAAACGGTCGGTAAGTTTTTATATATTTTCCAACGGTCTTCTTGACACGTTCTAAATGACAACAGTGAATTCGTTTTATGTAAAGAACATCATCCATATATAAATAAAACGGTTCTTTTGGATATTCCGGAGGAAATACCATCATCATTTTTTCAGGAATAAATGGTTCAGAGTCAGATTCCGGCTCAGGTTCCGAGGATGGAAGTAATTCTCTACAAAATGAAAAAATTGGCATGCGTGGTTTTGGATAAGACATCGATAGTTCGACATATGATTGTTTTTTTATGTCGACTTTTTTTGGTTGCAATGCTTCAATGGTAGCAGTTTTGTTGGATGATAAATACAAATTAATTTCTTCATAACGTTCTTCCAAATATTCGGTTTCCATAAATATACTGTGACGCCGTAGACTCTTTTTTATTTGAAACATTTCTGTATGAATTTCTGTAGGGACTCTACGTTTCTTTGATAAAATTTCTCGGTGAAATCGACTACTGTATATATCATACAAAGACTCTGACCCATGCAATAGATGTTTATTCGATTTTTTAACAATACGTTGTACAATAAAATTTTGTGTCGATTGTTTTTGAATACTATGATAAATTGGGTTGTAATAGACAAAGTCCATGTAATATTCAGAACAAGATGATTGCTTTTCTACTATATGTTTCCAATTCTTTTTTTACGAAGTTTTTGATAACCCTGAACCACTTATTATCTTCACTTGTAAATGAAATAAAAAAACATATATATAATATACACCATCACACAGGATACACTTATGGAAAAAAAGACATCCCAAAAATCCGGGAAATTAATCACTCTCAAGAAAAAAGAAGAAATGGATTCTGTTTCTCCAGAAGAACAAAATGTATTTCATAAAACTAAAATCGTTATCAGTGCCATCAAATATTTACACCTTTTCTCATTTAAAACGCCCATTTTTATATAATGAAAATTATATAAAAATAATTTATTACATTACCTTAATGAATAACGAAGAACTTATTAAGGAAAATATTTTGTTAAAAGAAGAATTAGAAAAAACCAAAAATGAATTAATTGAAACCAAAGAACATCTCAAAAAATATACAGCACCAATAAGAAACAAAATATATTATGAAGAAAATAAAGAAAAACACAAACAGAAAGTTAAGGAATACAAAGAAAAAATAAATTATAATGCTACATTGACCCAAGAGAAAAAAAAAGAATACGCAAGGAGAGCATACCTAAATAAAAAAGAAAAACTTAAAAAGATAAATGAAAATAAAGATTTTGAAAATATTTAGGAATTATATAATTAATTAAATTAACTATATAAAAATAAAATATTTAGTAAATATATAGAATGGTGAAAAAGAAAAAACCAAAGGACACATTCCAAGAATTTAGGAATAATGAAAAATCCTCCTATAAAACTTTCAAAATACCACTCAAAACTATATTACTTAATCATGATACGATACAACCAGTCATTAACAATTTAGTTTTTGAAATGAATGATTTAGTTATTCACACTTATCAATTTATTCGGTTGTATGTTTTGAATTGTTATAAAAACAACAACACCTTACCAATAATAGATGAAACATTTATTTTGTATTGTATCAAAACATTAGGATTAAGGGATAATAGAGGAAAAAAAGGAAAAGATACTGAACTTTTAGAAGTATTAGATGCATTTTATAAAAATGAATACCAACCATTACTTAACCACGAAAAAACCAATTTGAAAAATACAACATTTTTATTACCTTATTTAGCCACGCAAATACATACTTCTTTACACAATAATTTCCAAGAGCATTTTATTCAACATTTTTTACGATTTATTAACAAAACCATAAATGAAATTACAGAAGATAAGGCAGTATTATTTCAATTCAAGAAACAATTATTAGAATTGAATGAAACCGATGAAATATTTTCTAACTGGAAACAAACTCATTTATCTAACATTTTACCTACTGAAATCAAAAAGTCAATACATTATGATATTAAGGTTAGACCCTTTGAATATTTGAAAGGAATGTTGTATATGAATTCGGTATTAGAAAAACAAGAAAGTAAATTATTCCAACCCTTACCATTAAGAAACAATATTATTCCAAAACACATTATTATTGATACTGCAAGTTTGATAAATCTGTTTTGTCCTGAAAAGGATAAAGATGGTAATAAAGTAAAAAAGGGAGAATTATTAAGTAATGTAAAAGAAAATCAAAATGAAGTATGGTGCAACTTTTTAGATTTGAAAAATAAAATATTCAAGAACAAACATTATCAGTTTCATAACCAAATCCAAACAGACGGAATATCATGTTGTTTGCTTTTTATTAGAAAAGATTTGAAGGATAAAAAATGGGGAAGTAGAGTGCCTGTTTTACAGGAACAAGATTTTTACAACATTGAAGATTTACCAAAGGAACAATTAGATAATTTGAAGGAACAAAATGTTGTTGGTTGCGACCCAGGTAAGCGTTCATTAGTTTATATGATGGATAAACATGGAAACAAATTACAATACACAGCACCGCAAAGAAAAAAAGAAAGCAAAACGAAGTGCAACCAACGGATACTATTAGAGGAAAGAAAACGAAATGGTATTATTGAAAAAGAAACTCATTTGTCGTTTCAAAATAGTAAATCTGTTGATTATGAAAAATTCAAAATGTATCTTATCCAGAAAAATAAATTAAACAAAGAAACCATAGAATTTTACAAACGAGATACATGGAGAAAAATGAAATTTCGTCAATATAGTTATGGTAAGAAAAGTATTGATACATTTTTGAATAAAATTAAAGAAACATTTGGAGAAAATATCTTAATTGGATATGGTAATTGGAGTAGGTCAACACAAATGAAACATTTTATGCCTACTATGAATAAAGGATTAAGAAAATTAATTCACAAGAAATATGATACAATTACTATAAATGAGTGTAATACAAGTAAGAAATGTTGTGATTGTAATAAGGATTTGGAATATTACAAAGATAAAGAAGGTAAGAAAGTATTTAGATTATTGGTTTGTTCTAACTGCGTGAGTTGCGAAAACAAAAAAATCGTATTTAGAACAAGAGATGCTAATTCTTCCATAAACATAATGAAACTAACACAAACTTGGATAGAAAAACAGGAACGTCCATTATGTTTTCAAATTTCGTCTTTCACATCTTCAAGTAAAAACAAGGAAGATGAAAAAGTAAGACAATCGTAGGTGAAATTCCTACTATTGATTTTACATTTTTTCTTATTTTTTGCTCTGTAAAATGGGCGTTTTACACCTTTGGACATTTAAAACGCCGACTTTATTTTAGGTATTGTTTGGTCTTATTTTTCCTTGTTTTATTTTTTACATATACAGCATTTCTATTATAAGCACCTTTAAATATATTTTCATATTTTTCCTTTGGAATATTTCTTACCACATTTGAAATATTTTGTTTTATTTCGCTATGTGTTAAACCTTCTATCTTTCTTAATCTTGCTTTCATCATACTAAAATAATTTTCAATTGAATTTGTAAAATGTTGATATGGAACAGCATAAAGTAGTTTATTATTTTTATTTATCAATTCTTTTATTTTATCGTTTCTATGACTACTCGCATTATCTAAAATGATTAATTTATCCTTATATTTATTTGTTATATGTGTTTCTAAAAATTCATACAATCTATCAGCATTTATTCCACTTTTTTCATATAAGTCCCAACCCAAAACTCCTTTTGTTGAAATAGCAAATATTCCTGTGTATTTTTTGAATACTTCTTGTGATTGTGTTTTTATTACACATCTCTTTCCTTTTTCACTATAACAATGATGTCGTTTTTCTAATGATTTTATGCTTGTTTCATCAATACAAATAATATCATCAACATTATATTTTTTTATTTCATCATAAAATTCTTTAATTTTACTATTGATATTTATTTCCTTCCCAAATCTTTTAACTGGTTCGTGTCTAAATCTTGTCATTTTTAAGGTTATATTATTATCATTAACTACACGATTTAAGTGTCTTCTTGAAATATCAAAATTAGGATATTTGTGTTGAACTTTTGCTAATAAATCTTCCATAGTAATTGTTTTGTCTTTTTTGATTTCATCAAGTATAAACTTAACTTCATTTTGTTTAATTTTATATGCTACTGGTTGTCTATTATGTCTTTTAACAACACCTTCTTCATCATATTTTTCAACCCAACGCATTAAACTTCTTGGACTACACTTAAATATTCTACATACTTGTTCTTGTGAAACATCTTCGGTTAAATAATATTCAACAGCAGACATTTTTAAATCTTCGCTCTTATGTTTAGGCATATATATATTATTTAATTATTTATAAAAATTGAATTGCTTTTTATAAATAAAATACTTATCATAATACAATATACAGAAATGGAAAATAAAACTGAATTAAATAGTTTAATTGTTGAAGACAAAAATATGCCTGAAAACCCAAAGAAAATTAAAAAGTCAAAACCTAAAAAAAATATTGTTCTTGTTATTGAAGAAGATGATAATGTAAATGAATTTAACAATAAATATGTAATTCAAAAAATTGAAGAAAATAAACATATTAAATTTAAAAAAATTATTGAAGAATTAAAACAAATTTATCCTCTACAAGATGAACTACTTATAGAATTATATAATAAGTCTATATCAATACATCAAAGTAATATACAAGGAAATGGTGATTTTTTAGAAAATGACATTGT